TTAACGGTCTTTCTTTGGTTTCACGGCTGCTTTGACCACGGGAACAGAGTGGTCGTACAGCTGCCGCATGGCCTCGGTCACGTGGCCGCCGGACGCCTTGTCATCGCTGTCGGTGATGCCTCGATGTTTCAGGCCGTGAAGCGCGAAGCGGCTCTCCCTGTCGATGATCCCCTCGGCCATGGCGCGTCGGATCAACCGCTGCCAGGCGCTGTCCAGGGCGGACTTGCTCAGGGGTGTTCCCGACTCTGTGACGATCAGGCGCCGCTGTTCTGGGTTGATCGGCGTGGGGCGGCCATGTGCGTCCATCCGCTCTTGCCTGTACGCCTGCAGCCACCTGACGGCGTCGCGCAGTTCCTTCGTCCACTTCGTGACGTTGTCGCGAGAACCCTTGCGGCGATTGCTCCGGATGCCTTCACGTAGCAGGTTGGCGTCGGTGAGCGTGTCCACCTCGATGCCGCGCAGTCGCACCGCATACGCCAGCACCATGACGGCAGGCAGATAGGGCGGGCAGCTGCCGGCAGTGTGGGCCTTGAGCGCGGCGCACGCGCGGGCATAGCGCAGCACGGCCTCAAACGAATCATGGTCAGGCATGCGCGCATCGCGCTTCTCGCGGACCTTGCGGATGCCGTCAGCGGGGTTGGCAGCACAATGGCCGTGACGGATGCCCCATGCGAACAGCCGCCGCAGGTAGCTGGCCACGCGATTGGCCGCTGCCGGCGTCGGGGTGATCGCCGGCAGCTTGCCAATGGCTGGTCGACCTGTGGCCATCGTCTCGACAACGCGCTGCAGCACCGGTACCGACAGATGCTCCACGCGCTGCTGGCCAAGCCTGCGGCCGTCGCGCAGTAGATAGCCGCAGGCTTTCGCGGCGCAGTAGTCGTACCCCTGCTGCGATTTAGCAGAGAGGTCGAGGTACTCGCTCGCCTTCTTGAAGATCTCCGTCAGATGATCGAGCGAGCCGCGCACGCTGCCACCGCCGCGGCCTTCCATGATGGCGTGAAGGTCCGACAGCCTGGCCTTTCCGTTGGCCACCGTGGTCTTGATCCGACCGACACCCTCGGGATGGGGATCCAGCACATACCAACGCCCATCCTCCCAATACAGGCCGCGCGGCAGCGATCCCTGGTCGATGTGACCAGGGATCTCCGGGTTGAACTTCCTTTTCCTACCGCGTGTCATCAAACCAGGTCCAGCAGTGTCATTTCGGGGGCCTTTGCCGATGCTGCTGGCAGGCCCAGGGCGACGTTGACCGCATCGGTAGTGGTCCAGATGCGGCCGCGACGGTCGTACTTATACAGAATCCCTTGATCCCCCGCCCACCGCTCAACCGTTGCCGGTGTGGGGGGCGGGCCGTCAGGGGCGCAGATCCGTTGTAGATCGGTGAAGTGCAGGATCTGCGCCACAGCTATCCCCTCGATCCAGCGAACAGCGGAATCTGCACAACGTTGTTCGGCAGCGCCTCATCCGCAACGACGGCAACGGGATGCAGGCTGTGCTGCTTGTGCCAACTGGCCCACGCCAGATCGAACGACGGATGCTTCGTCGTTCGGCTGCAACGGCATTCGATGAAGTGGCCACCACGCGCCTCGATCCGCCGACAGTCGAAGATGTACCTGGCAGGGTGACCATTGGGGCACGCCGGCAGCGGGCGCGGAGGATCCTTCTGCTGCTGAGTCATGCGACTCCCTCTCGACAGGTGCAGGTACTCATCCCCATCTCCCGAGTTGTATGTAACGCCGCCTGGAAGGCTGGGTGGCCCTGAGCCGCACGCACCCCACGCGCCTGGTGCAGCAACATGCCCAGCGTAACGCCCGGCGTCGAAACGCCGTTGAGGGCGAGATCCAGCTCGGCAACCTGGTGATCGATCTGCGACGCGTCGGTCCAGTAGCCGTCCTTGAGGGAGGTGAAGGTTGAGCCGTCCGTGGCCAAGAGGGGCCTGAGGCCAAAGTGGCGGGCGCTGCGGATGACCTCGCGCACGAGCTCAACGCCAGCCGCGTCGAACGCTTCCTGCGGAAAGGGATGATTACCCAGCAGGGCGACGGACGATTCCGCGCCTTCGCACTGAATCGAGCAGCGGATCTCGTAGCCGTCGTCGTCCGTGCTGCCATGGCGGACCAGCGCCATGACACCGTCCACGATCAGCACCTTCGCCCAGCGTCGGGGCTTCGTGTGGGAAGCAGAGTTACCCATGGGCCACCTCCCGGCGCACGGCCATGGGGCTGCGACGGCGGATCAGCTGCGGGATCTGTCCCACGGCCATTCCGCTGTGGCGCTGGCGGGCCGGGCGGGAGATCCACAGTTTGTGTAGGGCCGCGCCGCCGGCGGCGGGTGCAAAGCAGAGAAGGATCAGCTCAAGCATTGTCCACCCCCTGCCGGCGAGCGCCGGCCAGCGCCAAGCCCTGTTTGATGCTCATCAGGTTGGTCCCGAGGAGATCCGCAGCCCGCTTCGCGTAGTCGTAGGAGTTGGCCAGGTAGAGATAGCCGTGACGCTGCAGCCGGTCGCCCGACAGCTGGACGTCGTCCAGATCCCTGACGTGCTGCAGACCCAACTTCGCAGCGATGGCATGGCCGTTCCGCGTCTTGCCACTGGCCATGGGACCGTAGAGGACACGGGAAACCGCCCGTGCGCCCCGCTGCTGGCCGCGAACGATGTTGGGCTTACCCATGGGCCACCTCCTGGGCGGCAGCGACCACAGCGCTATGGCTCGCCTTTGCGCTCGGCAGCATGTTGGCCACCTCGAACGGGAAAGGCAGGCGGTCAGCCAGGGCGGCCAGTTCGGCGGAGATCCAGTCGCCATCGATGGCAAAGGCCTCGCTGCCCCCGGTCAGAACCCAGCCGGCCGCGCTGCCCCGGCGCCGCTCGAACACCCGTTGGGCGGTTTTGTGGCCACCCATATCCAACTGGGCGGTGACGATCACCTGGTTGCGGGAGATGTGCATCGTCAGGGTCGCGCTGCAGCCCTTGGCGGGGGTGGCGGCAAATCCACACAGTCCGTCACCCGTGATAGCCTTCGCCCCTGGTCCGGTGCCGGAAGCCTCCGTATTTGCCCTGGTGTGGTCGGTCTTGCTGATCATGTCGTGCATGGTTCTCTCCTGAACTTCGTTGGTGGATGGCCTTGGGGTTAGAGGTGGTGCTCTGCCCGCCGGGCCGCTTTTGCGCTTACTTCTGGAACACCCAGCATCGAACCGCGATGCCCTTTCCTCCTTTCTCGCGTACGCGACTGTTCACTGTGTAATTCGGTGCAATGAGTCGAGGGCAGCGCGCCAGCGCCCGGGTCAGTGATGCCCCCGGCGGCAATGGCCGGCCCAGCTTCTGGGCGACGTCCCTGACCTCGGGCAGACTCACTGCCAGGCGATCAGCCGTATGCGAGTGGTCGTGCAGCATCCCGGTTGCGATGGCTTCCTCGACCACGATCCAGAACGACGCAACGGTGGCACTGGCCATGCCGGACTTGTCCGGGGGCAGCACAGGAACCGGCAGGCCGAGCGCGTTGGACAGAAGCGCCGCCTGGTCAAACAACGCATCCCGCTCTTCCTGGGTGCGAGCCGCATACAGGGCCACGACCGCGTTGAGGCGAACGGCGTGCAGCCGAGCCACATCAGGCTCGATGGCGAAGACGATGGGGGTATTGGTAGTGGACATCCGATCTCCGTTGGTCATTTCTGGAACACCCAGCACCGAACGGCTACGCCCGCTCCGGCCGTGTTGGTCTTGATGCAGCTGTTGACCGTGAGATTCGGGTCCACCAGCTTGTAGCGCCGCGAATCACGCAGATACGTGCGCAGCAACTTGAGGTCTGGCACGGGCTGGCTGTGGTATGCCGCTTTGGCCAGGAAGTCGTTGAGGTTGATAGCGATGTGCTGCGGATTCCGAGAGTGGTTGAGGACCGGGCGTTCCCCGTTGCCGGTGCTTTCCAGGTACTCGTAGGTTTCCCAGAACTCGTTGACCAGGGGATGGTCCGCACTGATCGCCGACTGGCGCTCCAACGCCATATCCACCAGCTTCTGCCGGGTTTCCTCGACCATCGCCTTGGGGATGTCCACCACCAGGCGCAGGCCGTCGAGCAGCGCCAGCATCTGGGAGTGGTTCTTGATCAGGCGCTCCATGCGCAGATCCTTGTTCTCACGCAGCTTGGCCTCGTAGAAGCGCACGCGCTCGCCGAACTTTTCCAGCACCTGGGCTTCGGCGCGCACGGCCTTGATGAGGAAGTAGCTCAGGTCCTCGACCTGCAGCGCGTTGAGGTTGTCGGCCGCTTGGCGGCTCTCTGTGGTGGCGTTGGGCTTGCGGAAGTGCAGCTTGACGATACGGGTCATGATCGCCTCGCTGGCATCGACGGCCGCGTTCTGGCTGATGACGATCGTTCCCCGGAAAGGCGGCTCGTATGTCTCGTTGCCGCCGTTGCGCACACCACGGGTGGCCAGCGTGCCGCCGCCGTAGTAGTCCTTCAATTCGTCCCATTCAAACGACCTGGAATGCGCCTTGTCGGGGGTGTCGCGGTCGGCCTCCAGCAGCACCACCGGCATGCCCGAGGTCTGGCCCATGGCGCGGGCGCGGCCGGCCTTAGACGACTTGGCCGGGTCAAAGCCCTCGTAATCGCTGCGGGCCAGCAGCTTCCACAGGAAGGTCAGCAGGGTGGTCTTGCCTGCACCGGCCTCACCGGTGGCCTCCAAGAACGGGAAGGACTTGTGCGTGCTGCGGATCTGGTTGGCGAATAGCGAGCCGAACCAGAACACCAGCGCGACCATGCCGTTGGTGCCAAAGCAGGTCCACAGCCACTGCAGCCATTCCGTGCGGTAGCTTTCATGGTCGCGCTGAATGTCCATGCGGATGGAGCGCTGGGTGGTCTTGATGCGCAGCTTCTTGAAGTCGAAGTAGTCCTCGGCGTTGGCCTGGGCAATCTCGCCGTGGCGCACGGCCAGGTCGCCGAAGATGTAGGCCTGGTGATCGGGCGTGTAGCCCACGAAATCGACCGTGTGGACCTCTTTGATGTTGTCCAGCTGGATCTTCATGATCTGCAGCAGCTGGCCGGCGGTGCCATCGAAGATGGCGCCACGCGCAATGTGGCCGAGGCGGTCGCGGAATGACGGAGCGTTGAGCGCCTGCGACGACGTGAACGTGCCGGTGGCTGCTGCGCCGTCGTGAGGGAACTCCACGCGGAAGTAGTACCAGGCGTCGTCGGTGACTTCGTTGCGCTGGTAGTACAGCGCCTTGGGAAAGCAGTTGGCGATCTCGCGGACGTTGCAGCAGCCGCGACGGATCTTCTCCACCGTTTCTTCGTCCAGGTCTTCTTCGACGTCTTCCTTGCGGGTGCCCTGCTCGCGGCACAGCTTGTCGAACCGCGCCGGGTCGAACTCAAACCAGTACAGCCGGTTGCGGTGGTCCAGATGGAACTGCGTGCGCTTCTCGCGCTCGTAGATGATCAGGCCCTTTTCCATGGCGGTCTTGGCCAGTAGCAGCGCGCCATTGTGTAGTGCCAGGTCAATGTCCGCCTGCCAGACGTCATCGCCTTCCTCTGCCGCTTGGGCGCGCAGGTGCAGGTCATTCCAGTCGGTCTTCTTGTCGCCTGGCTGCTCAATCTGCGCCGCTTTGCAGATGAAGCCCAGCTTCTCGGCGCGGCGCACATGCTTGACGGTGTAGGCGCGAGCGCTCGGTTCGTTGTCCAGGCCCCACACCAGGGTGGGCAGGTCGTTGGTCCGAGCGTCGCGCAGTTCCTTGAGCGACAGCTCAGGGTAGGCATTGCTGGACATAGCCGCGACGGCGCAGACACCGCGCTGCAGCAGCGCGATGGCGTCGAAGATGCCCTCCACAATCCACACCTGGCGCGCGGTACGCAGCAGATCCTTCGCGCCCGCGCTCCACCACACCCCGGCATAGCTCTCGCCGGGGGCAAAGCGCGCCTTCATCTTGCCGAAGCGGTGTGGGCGATCAATCAGCCGCTCCCACCAGCCGCCTTTGACCAGGGGGAATCGGACAGTGGCGGTGCCTTCGCGCTTGACCCGGTCGTAGTAGCTCTCCTGCGTGTACAGGCCTTTCAGCGGCTTGGTGTTGAAGCCGCGGCCGGTGGCAAGATAGGCATCGGCGGCTGCGTTCGGCGCTTCTGTCGTCTGCGGGTTGGCCTTGGAATAGTCATCGAACAGGTCGTCGTACAGGTCGCGCACGCGCACTTCCTGTCCACACTTGGCCTGCCGGCCGCAGCGCAGCACCCAAGGCGTTTGGTAGCTGGTGTACAGCTCCTTCTTGCCGCAATGCGGGCACTTGCCGCCGCGCATGTAGGGCGTGCCATTGCGGTGTTTGAGGCCGTAGTCGCGCTCGATGCGCGACAGAACCTGCTGGCGGATCTCTTCCTGCATGCCGGATCAGCCCTGTCGAGCCGCAGCAGCGGCGTGGTGGTGGTGCATGGTTCTCTCCTGGCATCCCCGGCGGCGGTGGTGCGCCGCTGGGGATGTGTGGTGCGGTCGGTCTAGAAGAAGCGGGTCGGCGGTGCGAGGTGGTGCATGGTTCTCTCCTGCCAGCCCACGGCAGCGGTGGTGCGCTGCCGTAGGCCGTGTGTCTTACTCGTCTGCTGGCTTGGACCGGGAGAGGATCCCGCGCAGGTCGTCGGAGATGTACTCGGCAACGGCGGACGTGTGGTCAGCCGTGATGCCCAACACCTTGGCCGCCTCTGCCGGCAATGCCGCGATCAACTCCACCGCGTAGGCGATGCGCCACAGTCGGTCGTAGTCTTCTCCGCTGACGACCTGGCTGTACTTGCTCCTGGCGTTCAAGCCCTTGGGTAGCGGCGTACCGGAGTTACTGGCAGGAGGGGGCAGTGAGCCGGGATTGTTCTTGTCCATCAGTTCGCTCCGTTCGGAGTGCTGCCGCCGTTGCGGAGCCACGTGAGGAATCGCTGCGCTTCACCGTCAGCCAGCAGGTACACCATCGAGCCGCACTGCAGGCTGTAGATCGCCGCAGAACGGATGGTGTCGCTGGTTTGCGCCGAAACGGTCAGCGGCGCACCGCTGGCGAGGTGTACCAAGGCGAGATACAGCATGTCCCTCTGGTCGAACGAGCAGCGCAGGACGATGCCGGGCACCGACGTATCCAGCTCGATTACCGGGCGAAGGGAGGGAGTAACGGCGTCCATCAGTGCGCCCCCTGCTGGCCATCAGCGTCGCCGCTGCGTGCCCTCTGCTGGGCGGTGTAGGCCGCCAGGACGTCATCGAGGGTGATGGACAGCGCAGGCTTGCCGGTGGCTTCCAAGCGCACGATCAGCGCCTGGTAGTCGGCATGGGGCCATTCAAGGGTGTCGGCGATGAAGCCGAAAACGAGCGACATCTGACGCGCGGTGCTGGTGCCGGGCGTGGAAGGGGCGTCATGCGCCATGGAGACGTCTCCTGACTTGAGAATGAAATCTCGGGGAGACGTTTCTACGCGCCGCACCGAGGGTGTCGGGAGGTTAGAAACCGGAGTCAGACCGGCGGGCAGTTTTTCCCTTGCGGGTATTGCATGGCTGCCGCCCTCCCGACGCAGGAAAGCGTCGGCGCACTCGAATTGCAGGCGCAAAAAAACCGCGATGCTGTCGGGCGCGGGAACCGCTGACTTGGAGTTTCTAATCTCCGTGCCGCGAACTCTGCTCTCCCTCCCCGGAGAAGTCAAGGGGAAATGACGGGAAGTGTGGGAAGTTTTTTCAGTTGCTAGAACGTTCATGCGCAGCAGTCCATCACCGTCGGCAGTGCCGACAGACCAGCGGTAGGGAAAGGGTGGTGAGAAGCGTTAGGGCGCAGCAGCTTGGGATGGTCGCGCGTCGCCGGCGCCCCCGGTATCGACCCTGGCGCCTTCGACCACTGCGATTGCATCCAGCATGTCCAGCTGCCTGTTGCCGTGTTCCATCTTCCATTGCATCTGCAGCAGCGCCCTGGTGTAGCCCGGCGTCGGTGGCAGTTCGCATGCCGGCGCATCAGGAATCCCGCTGGGGCTTGCGATGCTGGTCAGCTCGGAAATGCCTGCGTAGGTCGCTCCGCACAGTGGGTTCTGGCACACCCACACATCTGAACGCAGATGGCGGTGTTGCAGTCGGCTGGTGCGCTTGAGCAACGGCGTATCGCAGGCTTCGCAGGAGAACGTTGCGCGGCTGCTGGTCGGAGCGCTCATTTCCGCTTCTTGCTGCCCGCCTTGGCGGCACCGGCTTTGCCCGACGTGGCACCCCGTGTGGGTTTCTGTCGGGAATTGGCGGGTTTTGTGCAAGAATCCGGATCGCGCTTGATGCCGAGCGCAATGGCTGCTTGGTGAGACTTGCCGAAGTTGCCCTTGCCGACGCCGCGAAGTGCATCGTTGACCGCGTGACGGTCCAGGCCGTTCTGCCTCGCGAACTCGACAACAGTGATGCCGTTGTCGCGAAGGAACTGCCGGGCTTCCTCTGGCGTGCGCAGCTTCGTTACACCAATCCGTTGTGCCGCCATTCCGTTTCCCCTGTGTAAAAGCTGAATGTTGTGTTAGTGAAACATCTTTCACCAATGTTGGTGAAAGATCATTCACCTGTCAAGGAGATTTGAGCGTGAGTGTGGGCGACCGGCTGAAGGAAGAAAGGAATCGACTGCGCCTGAGTCAGGAGGCCATGGGCATGGCCTGTGGCGTGACGAAGCGCACGCAGATCCACTACGAAAAGGATGAGGTCGGAGCGAGCGCCGCTTACTTGGCACTGGCCCATGATTTGGGCATAGATGTTGCATATGTATTGGTCGGGAAGCGCGAACGGCTCGCTCCCTCTGACGTTGATCTGCTCGATGCCTGGCGCGCTGCGCCAGCGCCCGCCCGTGCTGCTGCGATGACGGCTTTGACCAGCAGTGTTTCCCACGCCAGTACCCTGGGGGCGGCCCCACGTACGCAGTTCAACGACACCACCATCGGCCAGCAGTTCAGCGGCGATGTGGATCTGCGCAACCAAAAGGTCGTTGTCAAGCCTGCGAAAGGATCAAACAAGACCGCACGCTGAGGCTCACCCCGCTGTCTATTCAGGCCGCTAACTCGCGCGCATGGCGCCGGTGCGGCGCGGAATAGGGTGTGACGGACTATGCGGTGTAGCGGTAGAAGCAACAACGTGGATGCACCTGGGACGTGCGGCTGTGGCGGCAAGACCGTGTTCAACGGTGCGACCATCGGCCAGGTGTTCACAGGGGATGTGAAGGTGTCTTGCCCGCTAGCAGGAGACGAAGGGATGCGGGCACTTCACGACAGAGCAACTCCAAGGTCGAAGGGAGACCCACTATCGGCGGCACTGCTGGCGGTGGGCATCTACCAGGCGATAGGCGTGCTTCAGGCATGCGGAGTGGGTCAGGCCGCCGAATCATGGCATCCCCCATTCTTTGTTCTCGCTATCGCGCTGGTGCGCTTCATGGCGAGACCTTGGATGGCGAAAGCCGTTCGACGCGTCGTTGGATATTGGATTGAAAACCGTAGATAGGAGTTGGAAATGAAGGAGCTGTTATTGATTCTGGCGCTGGCTGGGTTGGCCGGATGCTCCATTGCGGATGGTACCCAAGGTTCTACCGTATCGACCGGCGCAGCTAAGGAAGATCGCAGTACCACCCCGGATAAGGAGTCGATATCGAATCTGCACCGGAACATCGTTGCGGTCGATCTCCAAGAATTTGCTACGCCGTCCCGTATCGTTGTCACACTAAAAGGCGTCGGGTGGAGCGAATCGGACATTCTGTATGGATTCGCTGTCGACGCGACGTCCGTGCTGAAGAAGATGGGCAAAAAGAAGCTAATCCCAGCGGGCCAAGGGGTCACCTTCATTCTCCGCGTTGACACGGAATTCGGTGGACAGACACAACCCAAGAATGTTGTTCACATCGCCGTGAGCCAGCCGGTTGTTCAGACCGTGACAACCGGTGCCGACATAAGCGCAGAATCCCTGCTTAACTCCGCAACGACTGAGTTTAATGGCCGGATGGGGCGTGAACTGACGCAGAGGTTCTGTTCTGACGACAAGTACCAGGGAGCGTCAGGTGTATTTCGGACAGTGGAGTTCTGTCAATCCGCGCTAGGCAATCAGGACACCCCCTCTTCCTGATCGGCAGCGTCCGTAGTGCCTTTGCTGCTGGTTTCCAGTACCAGCGAGGTGGTAAAGCCGCCGTTGCCGGTGATGCTGTGGGTGGTTTCGGCGATCAACCAGGTGCGACCGTCGATCTCGGCCTTGAACCCGGACACGTCGATCCGTTGCTCCGGGTACAGATCCGCTCGCCCCAAGGCGAGCGAGTAATCCATCTTGGCCGAGCCGCGCTGCACGCGCTTCCACTCAGCGTCTGCATGCTCCCGCGCTGTCTTCTCGCTGTCGTAGGTTTCGCGCAGGTTCTTGGCGTTGGTCGACGTGCCCACCAGCACCGACTTGCGGCGGGCGCCCTTCTTGTCGTTCCAGTACGCGCGCACCCCGCTGTAGGTATCGCGCTCCGCTTCGCTGAAACGGTGGCTGTCGCCATCGGCGCGGGTGATCGATGCGTGGGGCAGCTCGATGCCGGCGGGCGTGGTGCCGCTGTCGATGGGGGAGAACACCAGGTTGCCGGCCTTGACCGTGGCCACCGCGTCGAAGCGCGATCCCAGCCGCGTCAGCAGCGCCACGTCGCTCTCGTTGGACTGGTCCAGGTGGTCCAGTGCCAGGCTGGCCAAGGCGGGCGCCACGCGCGCGCGCAGGCTATGCTCGCCGGCAATGGCGCCGATCACCGCGCCCACCGTGGTGTCGTGCCAGCTGCGATCCCGCCGTGTCCGCATCGTCTTGGTCAGCTCGGCGCTGCGGGCGCGGATGGTGATGACGTCGGGCGGGCCGCTGTGCTCGACCTCATCGACCACGAAGGTGCCTTTGTCGATCAGGCCGGCATCGCGCCAGCCCAGCGCCACGGTGAGCGTGACGCCCTTGCGCGGCAGCGCCATGCGGCCGTCATGGTCGTGGATCCGCAGATCCAGCTGGTCGGCCTCGCCGCTGCGGCATTCCTTGAGGGTCAGCTCGATCAGGCGCGGGGCGATGCGGTCGGTCAGATCCTTGCCGTCCAGGGTGACGCGCCAGGCGGGGACCGGGTAGCCGGTGCGGCCGTTCATGCCTGGTCCTCCGCCATCGCCTCATCCGGCACCCGGTCGAGGCTGAGCTGGAACTCGACCTTGCGCGGCGTGCCATCGGGGAAGAAGACGCTGTGGGTCTGCTTGAGGCTGGTGATGGCGTATGCCCCCAGCACGGTGCCGTCGCCGGCGACCAGCGCCCACGGCTGGCCGGTGTCGGCCATCTCCTGCAGGGTGGCCAGCGACGAATACTGGCCGGTCAGCGGCGGCGCGATCAGGCCGCTCAGTTGCACGGTGTCCTCGCCGGGGCCGACGAACTGCGACGCAGCGCGTGCGCCCACCCGCTCGGAGCGGGCGTGGCGCCATGACAGGTCGCGGGTCAGCTGCTCGTAGGCGCCGTCCCGCAGGGAGAACACAAAGGTTCCAAGGCACATCATCATCGGTGGTTACTCCCTATCGCCCAGCGCGGAACGCGCGCGGGCCTGTTGCTCTCGCTGCAGCGCCTGGAATTCGGCGCGGACCAGCCGGGCGATATCGCCCGCGTCCTGGCCGGGCTGCGTGTGGATGTGGATCTCGATGTTCCCGAAGGGGGCCGCAGGAGCGCTCTGGCTGGCCGACACGGGCGGACGGGTGTCAACGGCACCGACTGGCCCGGCAAGGGCCGCCAGCGCCGCGCCAGCGCCCACCTGTTGGATGCGGCGGGTGATGCCCTGCAGCGCCGCCAGCGGGCCGTTCTGGCCGGCCTGCAGGCCGTTGGCCAAGCCCTGCATGGTGAAGCCGCCCAGCTCGGCGAACACGCGGGAGGGGCTGTGGATCCCGAGCATGCCCTTGAACTGATCGATCACCCCCCGGCCCACCCCGGACACGGCCGAGGTCGCGGCGGAGATCTTCGACCGGATGCCGTTGACCAGGCCCATGACCATGTCCACGCCGGCATGCATCATCCGCGCCGGCCAGCTGGCCAGCAGGGTGTTGATGCCGGTCCACATGCTCTGCAGGCCCTGGGTGATGCGCTGACCGTTGCCGGTGAACAGGCCGACGATCACAGACCATGCGCCACCCAGGTATTGCGCCAGGCCGCCGACTACGCGCATGACCACCGCCTGCATGGTGGTGGCGGCGGTGACCAGCCAGCCGATGGCCTTGACCGCCATGCGCAGCTGTAGCGTCAGGGCGGTCCCGAGGAACTGGCCAAAGGTGCGGCCGGCGCTGGTGGCGCCTTCCAACTGTTCGGTGGTGGCCTCAAACGGGGCGAACAGCTGTTTAACCCACTCCCACACCTTGCCGATGGCACCGGCCACCTGGTCCCACAGCGGCACCAGTGGCGCCAGCGCGGTGCGCAGCTCGGCCAGCACGGGCGCAAACGCGTCCTGCAGCCCTTGCCAGACGCCGATCATGAAGGCCTTGATCGGTCCCCAGTACTTCCACACCACCGCCGCCACGACAGCGACAGCCGCGGCGATGGCCAGCAACGGCCAGCTGATGCCACCCAGCACCACCATCAGGGCGCGGCCGACGTTGAGCAGCGTGGGCAGCACCTGCGCGGCCAGCGTGCCGAAGCGCGCGATCAGCGCGCCGATACCGCCACCGCCGGACAGCAGGGCCACCGCGCCGCTGATCTGGCCCAGCGCCATCGATGCCAGCCCGCCAACGGTCAGCAGGCCACCCAGCACGGTCACCAGTGCGGCGCCGGCGACGGCACTGACTGTCAAGGCGCGGGCAAGTGGCGCGTTGTTCCGGGTCCAGTCCACGACCCGCTTTAGCAACGCGCCAACAGCCTCGGACGTTGCCTTGATGTCCGGCAGCAGCGTGCGGCCGAACGTAGCGGCCATCACGAGCGCGGTGTTCTTGGCCAGTTGCATGGCATTGGCCGATGTTGCAACTCGTGAAAGATATTCCTGTTCCATGGAACCGGCATATCTCTGCGCATCGGCGACCTTGTTGAAGTTGTCCTTCAATAGATCAAGGTTGGTCAGCAGCGGTGCAATGGCACCGATGGATTCGCGGCCGAACAGGGAGGTCATGGTAGCTGCCTGCGATGCCGCCGGCAGCTTCTTCAACCGCTCCAGTACATCGAGGATGGCGCCGCCGGCGTCCTTCTGCATGGCCTGGGCCATCTGCGTGGCGCTGAGGCCCAGCTGGTCAAACGCGGCAAGCTGGCGCTTGGTGGCGGCTTCGCCCGAGGACAGGGTGAGCAGCATGTTCTTGATGCCGGTGGCCGACACTTCCGACTCGATACCCACGCCGGCCACGGTGGCACCCAGGGCGGCAAGCGGGCCGCTTTGCAGGCCGGCCACTTCGCCCAGGGCACCGATACGGTTCACCACGTCGCTGATCTTCTGGACGTTTGCCGGACCGGTATTGCCCAGGTAGTTGATCTTGTCGGCCAAGGTGACCACCTCGGCCTGGCCCATGCGGAAGGCGGTGCGCCAGGTGGCCATGGTCTGACCCGCGTCCTCGGCCGTGGTATCGAAGGCCACGCCCAGCTTGGTGGCGTCCTCTGCGAATTGCAGCAGCTCCTTGCGCGGGATGGATGCTTGACCGGCAGCTGCAACGATTTTTGCAATCTCGGCCGGAAGCATGGGCAGCCGCATGGAGAGGTCTTCGATATCACGGCCCATCAGTGCGAACTGCTGTGGGGTGTCGAAATCCACCACCTTGCGCACATCCGCCATTGCCGACTCAAACCCGACCGCCTCGCCCACCGGCAGGACGGCCGCGTCGAGCGCCCTGCGGCCACCGAAGGCCATGCCTGCGCCGAGAGCCGTGGCTTTCAGGCCCGCGTTCTGCAGCGCCTGGGAGCGCTTCTGGGCGGCATTGAGCGCGGTCAGCCGCTTCTGCTGCTGCTCGATGGCCTCGTTGGCCCGGACGATGTCCGTGCGCAGGCGTCTCTCATGGGTGCCCAGCTGGCTGGTGCTGATGCCGGCATCGGCCAGCCGGGTGCGCAGTGCCTGCAGGCGCTCGGCGTTGCGGCTCACTTCGTACTTCATCCGCCCGGCGGTGCGGGTGGCGGCGGCGAACTTCTGCGCCAGCTCTTCGCTGGGCTGTTCGGCTGCGCGCATCTCCGCCGCCAGCTGCCGAACCTTGGCGCGCTGGTCCTTCAACGCCGCCGTCGATGCCTTGGACTTGTCCGCCAGCTCGCGGAATGCGGACACGTCGCGCTGCTGTGCGTTCAGGCCTCGCAGTGCCTCGCGCTGGGTGCGCAGCGAGGCGGTCAGGGCTTGGCTGCCACCCAGGACGCGGCGCATCGGCCCGGTGGCCCTGTCAATCGCGTCCAGCAGGACGCGCAGCCGCATGTTCTCGCTCATCTACCTGGTCTCCGTATGTGAAAACGGCGCCCTCAATCCGGGGCGCCGCTGCGTTTCCGGGCGCGTTCGCGCCACTCCATCAGTTCCTCGACCGACCACCGGTCCATTTCCGAGGGTGGCCAGTGGAAGATGGTGGCCACGTCGGCCATGGCATCCTCTACGCGGTCGGGTAGCCCTGGGCAGTCGCCTGTTCCCGCGTCATGAAAAAAGCGGCCGTCTCCATGCCGAACTGCAGCAGATCGGCCGGATCCAGCGCGGCGACGTCGCCGCTGGTCAACGTCGGGCTGGTGATGCGCGGCAGCAGCGTGGCCAGCGCACTGACATCCATGTTGATGACCTCCACCAGCTTGAGGCCGCGCAGCTCACCGGCACCGGGGCGGCGGACCTCCACGGAGGTGATCTGCGAGTCGCCGCGCTGCAGCGGCTCTTCCAGGGTAATGGTGGCCTTGCGTGCGGCCTTCTGGGCATTGGGGATGGTGGTGGCGCTCATGAATCTCTCCTTCGGGGATGCAGGGGGAAGCGAGCGGGCGCGTGGCGCCCGTCGCGGGGTGTGGTGGGGTTACGCGCCGATGGCGTTGCGCAGGGCCATCAGGCGGTCGATGCCGCCGACGTTCTCGACCATGTTCACCAGGTCCAGTTCGATCAGGACCTCACCGTTCCAGGTCAGCTTGTAGTAGCTGCAGGCGGTGGTGACGGTGAACTCGGTGTCCGAGCCGGCCTCGCCATCGCCGAATTCCAGCCCTTCGTGGCGGCCGCGGATGACCACCTCGACCGCGTCGACCTGGCCGTTGTCGTCGCGCTGGTAGCCGCCGGCAAAGCGGATCTGCACGCCGTCGTGGCTGGTCTCGGCGTACTGGCGCAGGATCGGGCGCATCAGGCCGCCGTAGACCACCTTGATCTGGATCTCATCCTGGCCGAGGTCGATCTTCACCGGGCCGCTCATGCCGCCGCCACGGTAGGCCTCCATGATGCGTTTCAGCTCGGGCAGCGTGATGGTCTTGGCCTCGCCGAGGAAGCTCTCGCCGGCGGTGAACGTGTTGAAGCCTTTCAGTTTGCGGGGCAGGCCCATGGGGTTTTCTCCGATGCGGAGCCAAGGCGGTCAGCAACTGACCGCCGCAGGCAGGGTGGGATCAGTTGGCGATGGCCGAGGCGAAGCCGGCCAAGTACTTGTCGGTGATGCGCTGACGCAGCTGCAGGTTTTCCAGCGGCGGGACCGGGGTGAAGTCGTAGTCGATGACCAGGCCGCCCGAGGCCAGCGTGGTCTGCGTGTTGGCGTCCGGGTCGTACCAGGCCTTGGCGTCGATCAGGTAGCCGCTGCCTTTCAGCTCGCGGAACTTGGCGTTGATGCTCTCGATGATGTCCTTGATCAGCGAGGCGTGCATCGGCTTGTCGACGTAGATGGCCATCGCATCGGCGATGGTGTCGGCCAGGATCTGTGCGGTACGCGTGGCGGTCTCGAAAGCGAACAGCACATCGTCGCTGCAGGTACGCGAACCCCAGAAACGGTAGCCGTTCATCTGGATCAGGGTGGTGACGTCGCCGGCATTGAGCACGCCGGCATCGCTGGCCGGATCCTGCAGGTCGAAGTAGACGTCGCGCGAGATGCCGGTGACGCCGTTGACCGCGACGTTGGACAGGTTCTTGTGCCAACCCTGTTCCTTGTCGATCAAGGCGCGCAGGCCCAAGGCGCGGGCGACGGCGTAGGCCATGCCGATCTGGCCGGTGGTGCTGTCCAGCGCGGTGAAGTCCGGCCAGATGATCATCAGCTCGCGCGCGCCGAACTGCTCGCGGTACGCGGTGGCCTCGGTGACCGTCTTGGCGGTGCCGGCGCTGATGTAGGCCATCGCGCGCAGGCGCTTGGCGACCACGGCCAATTCGGCGGCTACCACCTGGGTGTCCAGGCCGGGCGCGCCAATGATGCGCGGCTTCACCCCCAGCTGCGCCTCTGCGGCCAGCAGCGCCTGCAGGCCCGAGTACTCGCCGTTGGTCTTGCTGCCGATCACGGCGATGGACTGCTCGCCGTCGTTGTCTTCCTCTTTGACGCGCACGACCACCATCACCGGCTTGGTCTGATCAGCGATGGCTTCCAGCGACGCTTTGAGCGTGCCGGTTGCGCCGGCCTTGGTGATGGCGCCGTCGATGTCGGTGACCAGCACCGGCTTGTTCAGCGGGAACAGCGCCGCGTCTGCGGCATCGCCAGTGGCCACCAGGCCGATCACAGCGGTGGCGACGGTGCGGATGGGACGGACGCCGGTATTCACTTCGATGACGCGGACGCCGTGATGGTAGTCCATGGGATTTCTCCAGTTAGCGGAAGCGGAGGGGGATGGTCAGGCGGGTGTAGCCACTGCCCTGGGTGACGTCGGTCCGGGTGCCCTCCACGTCCAGGACAAACGCGCCGGGGGCATCCCCCTGCGAGATGGAGAGCTTGCTGATGCGGATTCGCGGTTCCCAGCGCATCAGCGCGGTGGCCACCGCGCCATAGAGCAGCGTCCGCGTCTGGCCGGTGAACGGCTGATCGATCAGCTCGGGCATGAGCGAGCCGTAGTCGCGGCGCATCACGCGGGTGTTGAGCGGGGTCGTCAGCACGTCGTTGATGGACTGCGCCAGGTGCACGGCGCCTTCGATGGCCCGACCGGTGGTGGCGGACATGCCACGCATCAGAGGTCGTCCGGCAGCGACGGCGGCGGCACCGGCATCGGAATGCTCAGGTCGCAGCCGTCGAAGTGGGCCGCCCGAGCCTGCAGAGTTGCGGAGAGCTGCGCGATGGCCGCTGCCAGCGCGGCTAGCTGCGCGGCATAGGTGGTGTAGGGCTTCACGTAGGGCGTCAGGAACGCGGTGATGAAGTCCTTGATCCAGGTGACGATCTTGGACGGGTCGGCGCCTGGCGCAGTGAGCAGGGCCAGGATCGGCGCCAGAAGCGCCATCTGCTGGTTGATGGCGGCCAGGGACGCGTTGAGCGAGCCGAGCGCGTCCTCGGTGAAGGCCTGCAGCTCCGCACAGGTCTGCACGGCACCAGCACGGCGCTCAAGCTCGTTGAAGAACTCGGCGTTGATGAGGGCAGAGCCTTGGGGAAGCATGAGCGGCCTCAGTAGATGTTGGTGATGACGCCGTCCGAGACCATTACGGTCTGGCCGGTAGCCGTGGTGAACGATCCGCTGGCGCCGGTTCCTGCGGAGACGTTGCCCGCTGCTGCGACGCTGCCGGTTGTCTCGATGCCGCCCGTGGCGATGACGGCCACCTTGCTGCCTTCCGGCAGCTTGATCTCGTAGCGGTGCAGGGTCTCGTTGTAGGAGAGCGTGCCGCCGTCGCCGTGCTGCACGATGTGCAGGTCCGCCTTATGGGCAGGCGCTGGGTATGCCTCAGAGTTGAGGCCGAGCAGGGCCACGGCGTTGGCGGTGTCGCCCTCGGGCGAAAGCAGAATCACCTGCTCGCCCTTGCTGGGCGCGGACCACGTGCGAGTGGTGCCGGCGCGCAGGGAGATCCACGGAATCCAGTTCGTAGTCAGTTCGCCGGAGGTAACGCGGCATCGCTCCGCGTCAACGTCAACTGCCGAAACGGTGCCGTTTCGGATCAGGTTGGAGATGAGGCGGGCGAGGTCGAGAGCCATGGCCCCATGCTGCTCGTGCGCGCGGGAGGACGCACGGCAGCTGGGGTGTATGAGCGGGAATTACAGCGCAGCAGTGCGCGGTCGTGCAGCGGCAACGATCACCCAGCCACTGCCATTCCATCGGGGACAGCCGCTTGCTGGCACCGTGGCTGGTGGCGGCGTCTCGATGGCGCCGGCCGGTAGTAGCCAGCGACCTGGCTGCATCGGTGATTCATCGGCCTGCGTCGTTCCGATCAGCAGGCCGGCGGTGTCCACAAGATAGACGGTCTTGGTGGCCATGGTCAGTATTTGATGCATGCCAGCAGGGCCACGTTCTTGGGCCGGGTTTCGCTGCCACCGGAAACGCTGGTCACGAAGTCGTGACTGTGTCTGCCATCGGTGGAGGTTTGCCACGCATAGTTGTCGTAGTCGATACCTCCGCTGGCACCGGCATTCCGGTTACCTGGGCGATGAGGACTCATGCCATAGGGCGCAGCCGAGGTGTACTTGTTGCCCTCGCCGAAGGAGGAATCATGCGCATGGTCGCCGGCATCGCCGGTGCGGCCTGCGTGGTTGTGCGCTGCGAGCTGGTCGCCCTGGTTGCTGCCGATTGGACGCCCCGGATCCTGACCACGTCCATCGTCCAGGAAGCGAGGGAACATGCCGCGCAAGTCGGGCAGGAAGAACGCTCCTACGCCCGGTGACTGTCCGGCGGGGGTGTAGATGTCACCGATGGCCGCGTAGAGCTGCGGGTAGGCATCCCGGGCCACCTGTGCGCCGTTGGCCCTGAGCCAGCCTGTGGGCGCATTGGGACCGGCGAAGGTTGCCACCATGCCTGCAGGCGCCATCTGTCGCGCTTCGTCGCGGCTGAATACACCAAGATTGGCGCGTGCCGCTGACTTGTCGGGCACGTCGTCCAGGTTGGCCGAGCGCTCCAGCGCGTGCGGCATGCTGCCGGCTGGCTCATTCTGGACTGCAATCAGGCGGGTTCCCTCCGGGTAGTCTTTGCCCAGCTGCAGTCGGGTAAGCAGATCTTCGTCGGGATTCCACTCGTCGGCACCAGTACCACGACCGATGCGTATGCCATTGATGTACACCGCCAAGCCGGTGGTGGTGGTGATGCTCAGATCCACCGTGCGCTGACTGGCCACCAGCGTCTGCCGTTCTTCGATGGTGTTCACCACGACCTGAATTCCATCCGCGCTTTGCCAGTCGGCATCGCCATCGGCGTTACTCTGCTTGGTCCACACCTGTCCGGTGGTACCTCCCGGGGCAACTTGGCCTGCGTCGATGGTGTTGAGCACCCACGCGCGCGAGGCCACGATGATGTTCGGGTCCAGCGTGATCTGCACATTGCCGGCATTGGCCACCGCGAAGGCGACGCGATAGATGCCGTCGCCGATGGCGCCCTCTGTGGCCAGCGGCTGGTAGACCTCTGGCGTATTGGCGATAGCGAACACGTCGTTGTCGCCGTCGACCACGGCGATCTCGCGGATGACGAAGCCGCCAGCGGTTGCCGGCAGAATGCCCTCGGCGTAGTAGATCAGCGGGTTCTCTGGATCCTGGTACACCCGGTTGATGGGTGTACGGAAGCGTTCGCGCACCAGGCCGGTGTCACCCTCCTGCGGATCCACCGGGTTGCCGTTGCCATCCCCGAAGGCCATCTGAGCCACGATCAGGGAGGCGCCCCCCAGGCGGGCGGCGTTGAGTTTCATCAGGCCCTTGCGGGTGTGGATGGTCCGATAGTTGGCCATGGCACGTCCCCTCAGCGCACGACGATGCCGCGATGGATCAGACGGCGCTGGAGCACTCCGTAGAGGCTTTCCAGACGCTCGGCGTCCAGGCTGGTATCCATGCACCCAAACATAGCCGCAGTGACGTCCACGGGCGTGTAGGTGGCGTTGCCGGAGAAGTACGCATTACCGAGGGCGATCCGATTCACCGACCCTTTCACGCGCGGATTGGCCAGCGGCGCCGTTACGACAGTGGATCCGGTCATGCGAGTGATAACGCGTTGTCCGTTGAGACTGACCAGCACCAGGATCCAATCGCCGTCCCGCAGGCCGGCCGGGATCGCGCCGTTGTCGGAGACCGGCAAGCTGTTGGGGTTTGCGCCGTAGGTGGCGATGCGCACTTCGCCGGCCGGATTGTTGGCCAATGCGAAGCCGCCGGCGGACAGCGGCGGCGAGATATTGCCCACCACGATGCTGTTCTTGCCGGTGGTATTGCGCCACTTGAACGCGACCCAGAACGTCATGGCATCCGGTTCAAGGATGTTGGTGACCAAGGCTTCGCCCAAGGCTTTCACTGTGACGCTGTTGTCGGCCCAAGTGTGGGTTTCTGCCTGAGCAGTCAGAGTGGAATCGCCAGAGATCGTTGCCAGCGAGACCTGGTCGGGGCCGAAGATCCAATCGCCGATGGCGCCAGCGATCAGGCTGGGCTCGTACGGGAACGCCGGCACTGCATCGACCACGGGGGCGCCGGGAATGGTGATACCCAGGGGAGCTACGGGAAAGAGGACGCGGGCCATATCAGATCTCGAAGTTGGCGATGATGGGTTGAGCGAGGAAGCGGAACTCGGCCGGTCCGGCGTGATTGATGTTGCCGGCGGCGGCGAAGGATTCAGGAGCAACGCCCATGTAGCCGAGCTGTTCCTCATCGAAGAAGGGCGCGGTGGGCGAGAACGCAGCGCCGGTGGCCACGGCCACGGCATAAAGGGTTTCGTTGGTGTAGCGCCAGGCGGGCAGACTGCCGAAGCCGCCGTAACTGCTGGGACGAGGGACGCCGAGGATCTGAACCGTGGCGCCCAGCGACTGGAAGGTGCGCACAAGCTCGGTCATGTTGGTCACCGTGGCGCCATTGCCCAGCTCGTTCATGCCGAAGGCAAGGTTGACCAGCACTGGCTTGCTGGACTGTGCGACCGAATCCACCACGTACTGCAGGCGCGTTGGGTTCAGGCCGTTGGGACGACCTGCATTCTCCCCGGTACCGCTGGTGGTTCCGCCGATGCCGTAGTTGAGGTACTCCACCTGTACACCGTAGGTGTGTTCCAGAAACGCCTTCAGCTGCCGATTCCAGCCCAGGTCGCTGTGGATGGCACCGCCGCCGTCGCCGAAATCCAATGCAGGGATAGCGGCATAGGTATCGGCCGGCATCTGGATGAAGAACGACTTCAGGTCACGGGCCGCAGTGTTCGGGGCGTTGTGCGGTGCGAAGCCACCCATGGCGGTGATCGAATCGCCGTATCCAACCAGCGTGATATCGCGCCGCTGTGCCAAGGCTGCGCGAATCGGCGCCAGTGCCTTGCGGTTGTGCTCACGCAGCGCGCTCATGTCGCGGCCGCGCTTGGTGATGCCCTGCCAGCGGGTCTTGCTGTACAGGCGCACCGTCTGGCCATAGCAGAACGCGGAGAACAGGGCGATCTTGCCAGTGGGTACAGAAGGCAGATACTCCTGCGGGTCAATGTTGCGTGCAGTTCCCCGAACGATCGACAGTGCACCGGTGATGGCATCGGCCACCACCAGGTCATAGCGCTGTGGAAGGCCCTTATAGGTGAGGGAGATCTCCCGCGTGCCACTGCCGACGACACCACGCAGCTTGCCGCCGGTATACCAGACATGGAAGTCGGCGCCTTCCGCCAACGGCGCGTCGTTGTGTCGGCAGGCCACATCGCTGATGAATCGGTAGGGCAGAGGTGCATTGTCGTTGACGTACCAGCGCTGTTCGCCGTTGGCCTTGAGGGTATAGGCGACGTTGTTGACCGGCACCGGGGCCGGTGGGGCCATGTCGAGAACACCGCTGATCGGGATGGACCCGGACGCGGTGCGCAGCGCGCCGCGCACAATGATGTGGGTACCGTCGATGGTGGCGGTCGCATCCGCATACGTGAGCGGATACTCTCCTTCGCCCAGAGTTCGCCCATCGACAATCAGTGCGCCTAGCGCGGGCTTGTAGCCCACGGCAATCTGCGTTACGCCATTGCTATCGGAAACGCCCAGCATGGGCACGATATCGCCGATCTCGGCCTGATGCAGATCTGCCAGGTGTTCGCCCGCGCGGATATCGGTCAGCACCGTTCGACCGCGGTTGATGAGGTCGCCCGACGCCGGGTCATACTGCAACGGGATCTGGACTTCACCGGACTTGCTGGTGATGCCTACCAGCGGAACCATTGGCGATTCCACCAGGTACAGCGATTCAACCAGCGGCTCACGCTCGGCCTTGGTAGGCAGCTGCTGCTTGATCGGCACCAGGTCCGTCCGATTGGCCTTTGCTGCCAATGTGTCCGGGCGCATCCACTCAAGCCCCGCCTCACGCTGGATGTACAGGCCACCGTTGGGAACGATCTGGTTGCCTGGCTTCACCGGGTCCACATGTGAACCCGGATCGGTCTCCACGGGGATCTCGACCATCGCACCGAGCGGGCGGACAGTGGCCGCGACCGCCTCTGCCCAGGTCGCATAGCCAACGCGATCTGCGCCCTGCAGGGACTCCAGCAGTTGCACGCGCTCGGGAAGATCGGTCAGGCCATGCACGGCCCTGGCGAAAGTTGGCACCGGACCGCCCTCGGTTTCCACCGTCTCAGTTGCCGGTCCATGCACGATGAAATGGGCAATATCGCTGTCCTTGATGAACTGATCGACCTTGTTGCTGACGCTCACGGCTTATTCCTTGGCCCTGTCGGGCATCGTGAAGTTGAGATGGGTGTGAAGCCGGTCCACGGAGTTGGCGACCTCCTGTTCGCCTTCCTCCAATGCAACCAACAGCAGCGAAATGTCCTGAAACCTCGCCTGCACCTGTCGATCTGTGCCAACTGAGGTCAGCCCACCGATGAACGGGTTGGCGTAGCTGCTCAGGCCTGGCACCAGCTCGGTCATGTGCGAGCGCAGGTTCTTGTTGTCTTCAATCGCCTGTAGGAGCCGTTGCAGATCCTTCTCTTGGAAAGGCGTGGAGACCGCGTTGACCAGGGCGCGGAACGTGTATGGAGCGCCCTGCGGCGTGCGCTGGTGCCATTCCTCGATCTCGACGGGTACGCCGATGGCATCGATCGCATCGAGTAGAGCGCCCACCGTGCCCTTGCGGCGATGGATCGTCAGAGATTGCTGCACCGTCCGCCGACGAACATAGGTCGGCCAATCGCTGCCCCAGGTGTCTACGCTGAACCACCACGCCAACCAGGGCAGCATGTCCTCTGGTGTGCGCATCGGATCCAGAGTGGACGCGAAGGGCACGGGGACTTCCGACAGACGGGTGGTGGCCTTTGCAACGGCCACCTCCTGCGGAGTGGCATTCGGTGGCAGCAGGCTAGACATCGCTCACCGTGCGGGTGGTGATGCGGATTCCGGTGCAGCGGCTGGCCGCGCCCACACCCACCGCGATGTTCTCCGCAGGGCTGACCAAGGTGACGTCGACCACGCCTTCCTGATGCAGGGCACGATCCAAGGCGGAGCGGCTGACCAGGCGAGCCATTCGTGAATTCTTCTCGGCATACGTCGCCACCTCCTCGCGCGCAGCCTGCAGCACCACGGCGGGGTCTGGGCCGGGGTAGATATCGAGCACGGCCTCGATCTCGTATTCGATGACCGCTGCGCTCAGGACGGTTACAAAGTCGGTGAGTGGCCGCACGTCGATGTGGTTGACCGCAGTGGCGACGTTGGCAAGCAGGTCATCAGGGGCGGTACCGTCCCCCTCGCGGGAGAGGACGTAGACCGTCACATGCCCAGGCTGTGGGCTGTCGGCTGAGGCGTCCAACACCCGTGGATCTGCGGCCAGTGCGTGCGAGATGTACGCGCCGGCAGGGCCAGCGACAGAGAAGCCCTCCGGCGCCATTTGGATCCGGCGCCGGAATTCCGCATCTGACTCCATCACAGCCGGCGTTCCGAGCAACGGGTTGGCCTCAGTCACAACGCGCCGCTCGACGCCGAAGAACGCGCCAAGGTGATCGAGCATGGAATCTTCTGCGTATGCCAGCAGCACGGATTTGATGCCTTCGTTCACGCGCTGGCGCAGCAGCATCTCGCGATACGCGCCTACCTCGGCCAGCTTGTAGACCGGATCGGACTCGACCACAGCGCTGTAGGACGGATCCTGTGCGCGGTACATGTCCAGCCACTGGCCGAGCAGAACCTCGTAGTCGATCACTTCGACCGCGCTCGGAGCGGGCAGGCGGGACAGGTCGACGGCAGAGAAAGTAGGCATGCCGTCATATTCGCCAGCCTCGCGCGTGCGCGATAGAAGCGGGCGATGTACCGGTGTTCTCTACAACCCGGACAGATGATTGAGCAGTGTGTCGATCACCCGCTGCTTGTCGCCATCGGCGAAACCCAGCAGCTCGCGGCGCTCGTAGCGCACGCGCGGACCACCGCGTCGCACCTGGTCGACCAAGCCTTCCTGGTGGACGCGGGCAATGGCGGCGGCGCGGCGGATGAAGAACACTGAGGCTTCGTTGGCGTTCCCGCGTGCCTTGAGGTGCTTGGACTGTCGGAGGCGGGCGAACATCTTGCGGCGGCGGATCCGACCACCCTTCTGCCGCTTCTGGTTCTTGCGGCGGGCGTACTGGCTCCCGTCCGGGGCGCGCTGCTGCCCGATGCGCTCACTCTGGGCGCGCTGCAGATCCTGGGCGATGCGCCGAGCGAGCCGAGCGCGGCCGGAAGGCTCAAGCCGCTGCAGCAGCGGCCCGATCCAGCTTTCCAGTGAGGTCAGCTCATCCACGTCGGCAGCGGCTCATCGACGGCGGAAGGGATCTCATTGCCCTGGTCGTCCGGGGCGACGACCACGTTCTCGGTGAGCGGCAGTTTGATGTCCAGGTCGACCTTGTCGTCGGCCAAGATGTCCACCTCGAAGCGGATCTGTTCCTGCAGGCTTGGGCCAGCCAGCAGCGGGGACTGGTTCACCCTCACCCAATCCAGCAGTGCCAGCCACAGCCGGTTGGGGTCGCCGGCATAGTCGGTGATGATCAGGTTCATCGTGTAGCGCCACTCAAACGAGCGGGATTGCACGCAGGTGCACACGATGCTGCCGTTGTCGATGAAGGCGAGCAGGCGATCCTTGTCGGTGGCCAGCTCGGGGACTGCCGCCTCAATCGCAGCGCGCAGGGAGGCCGGCTTCTTCATGGCTCGACCTGCACCGCGCAGCCAGCGGCGACGGCCTGCCGGCGCGTGCTGGTCAGTTCGTCCTGGAGCCAGCCGATCCAGGCGTCGGCGTGGTCGGCGTCCTCAACAGTCGCTGCCGCGTCCGCTGCCCGAAGGTCGGCGGCTGCATCTTCGCCTCCGGCAAGGGCTGCAGCTGCACCGGGGTCGGATCCGGTCGCAGCACCACACTGCCACCACGGCTGCAGCTGCACGTCGCCACGACGCAGAGCAGCAGTAAGGTCATCACGGGCTTGTTTCGCATCATCCACCTTCTTGTCGTAGCGGCCATCGTTGTCGTTGCGGTCGTGGGCCAACGCCAGAGCCGCTGCGCGGGCCTTTGCGGCCGTCTCGGCGGTGGCCTTGGCCAACCCATCCAGCACGGCGGCATGGGCTTTCAGCGCGGCCTGGTGCGCTTCCTGTTCGGTGTTGTACTTGCCCTCCCACTTGGCAGCGCCTTGGCCATGCCAGAACCACGCCCAGCCGATCACCAGGGCCAGCGCAGCAGCCCAGCGGACCGTGATCAGGTACGGGCGGATCGGATCGATGCTCAGGCCCATCACGCCGCTCCCAGCAGCGCCAGAGCGCGGTTGGTGCGGGCGATCCGGTCTTCCAGACCCTCGGGCTTGGCCTTGGAGCGCGGGTTGCCCAGGTTGATGGCACGGCTCAGGGCCAGCACGTCGCCGGCATCGGCCCAGCGGTTGAGGCCGTTGTCTTTCCAGTAGGCCGCAGCGGCACGCGCACCGTTGACCGGATCCAGCAGCAGATCCGGGTTCTGCAGCAGCGGCAGGCCCAGCAGGACGCCCATGCGAGCGTAGCCGTCCTTGAGGGTGTTCTGGATCGGGCCGCGACCACGGTAGCGCCAGCCGTCGCCACTGGCGTCGTTGCCGTTGCCGCCGCGCCCGGCGTAGACGAAGTTGGCCAGCTTCTGCGGGTTGTTCAGGAAGCCCTTGGCGTGGGCCAGCTCTTCCGGCTCGATCTTGCGGTTGCCGTTGAGGTCGAAGCGACGGAACACCGCCACCACGCGCTCGGCGGTGCTGTAGCTGAGGTTTTCCTCGACACGGGTCAGGCTGACGCTTTCATGGCCGAGCTGGGCGAGGAAGTAGGCGACCTGGCGGCGCGTGGTGATGCCGAACTCGGCCATGGCGGCGTTGAGCGGCTGGGTCCAGCGCTGCACGCGCGCCGTTGGCATCTGCATGGCGCGCGCGAGGATGTCATCGGTCAGGATCACGGATCGGTCCTCAGAATGCGGGCGACGTTGCCCTTGGACTGGAATGTCAGCAGCAACACCACCAGCAGCAGGCCCAGCTGCCAGGGGCTGACGTGTGCGCGGGGGCCGTACAGCAGGATCTGCAGTGCCTGCCCACCGGTGGAGGCGATCAGCACCCACGCCACCAGGGAGGCCCCTGGCCGGTGCGTAGCACCCGTGTGGGCGCGGTAGGTGATCAGGCGCACGCAGATGGCCAAGCTGGCCACCAGGGCGAGGAAGGTCGTGATCTCAGCCATTTCGATCTCCGCGGCGGAAGGATTTGAAGTCGATGCTCCCGCTGCCCTCGATCAGCCGCAGGGTGATCGTCACCACGCAGGCGGCCAGCAGGAAGGCCGCCAGCCCGGCCGACTCCAGGCCAAAGCGGCGCATGACGTCGGTGGCGCCCATGTAGCCGGGCACGACACTCACGGCCAGGTAGAACAGCCGCTTCCAGAGCAGCAGATCCTTGGCCGACACCACGAACAGGGTGGCGCCGGCGAAGGCGCCGATCAGTGCGTCGGGGTTGACGCCCGGCAGCAGCGAGGCCAGCCCGACGCTGGTGGCCAGCGCGAAGAGGGTGCCGGTGGAGGTTGGTTCGGTCATCGTCAGTCCCAGAGCTGGACCAGCGGGCGCGTGGCGGCGGCTGGGGTGGTGGTGTCGGGCAGCACCACAGAGGTGCCTTGGGGCAGGATCGGGCCGAGCGCGGCCAGACCGGGGTTGAGCGCCAGCGCCTGCTCCACGCACGCGGCAGTGGTGCCCAGGTAGCGGTAGCAGATGGCGTCCAGGGTGTCGCCTTGGGCAGCGATGACCAGCATCAGATGAGGTCCACCGTGGTGCGGGGCAGGCCCTGCAGATCCCGCATGGCCCAGCGGTGATCGCGGCGAATCTCGCCGATGGACGGGGTCAGGTCGTCGGCGCGCTGGTTGGCGCTGTCGGTGGCGTCGTAGGAGCGGTAGCGCTCGGTCAGCTCGGCGGCGGCATAGGTGGCCACCGCACGGCGGTACAGCAGCACCAGGCGCGAGACACCGGAAATCGCATCGGCAGGCACATCGGCCAGCGATTCGTGGCCCTCGTCCATTTGGCGCTGTGCCCACGCGGCGAGCGCGGTGTTCACCGTGGTCACAGCGTTGATCAGGCTGCTGCGCAGGCGCGCCTCGGTGACCGTGCCCGTGATCCTCATGTCCTCTCGCACCTGCGACGGCGAGATGGACGGCCACCAGCTGCCCGACGTGATGTCGTCGCTGGGTGCGTTCTTGCCGGGGGCGATGAATGCAGACATAAGGCCTCGAAATAGTCGCCGGTGGTCGGGGCGTCACCACAACGGGAGAGAGGTCGTTGTGGATCAGCCCCGAGCCGGCGGGGGTTGCGGGGACGCTCGGTTAGCTCTGCCCGGTGGCACCGTCATCTGCCGGCGGGGTGCCAGCACTGTCGGTACCGGTGTCCGGCGCGGGGCCGGTACCGGTTTCGCCGTTGCCGTCCGCTGCATTGCTCTGCGGGGCTTCGACGGTGGGCGGAGCGTGTTTCTTCAGGAGGCGGGCCGCGCGCTCCAGGTCTTTCTTCCCACCGCACGCTGTGTCCAACTCCAGGGCGCGGTTGAGGTTGGCCACGCACTTGACCAGCTGGTCAAGGGGCGGCGGGTTGTCATCGACGTCGTCGGCGCGGATCACGCTGCGGCCGGCGGCCAGGTAGAGTTTGGCGCGGACCTGGTCGGGCATGTCCTGCTCGGCGGTCAGCGCGGTGGTGGATTCCAGCACCGCCGCATCGAAGTCGGCACCTGCAACCTGGGCCCGCAGGGCAGCATCGGCCACTTCCTCTGCGATCAGGCAGCCGGTGGTGCGGGCGAAGCGGTCGGGCATGGCCAGGTTGTGGCGCAGAGCATAGGCGGCCAGTGGCAGCGCCCCAGCGAAGTCACCGGCATCGATGTGCCAGAGCATCAGGGTGGCAACAACCTCATCGTCGCCGCCGGCATCGGCCTGCAGCACGCCCTGAAGGTACGGGGCGTAGTCGTCCAGGATCTCGGCCTTGAACTTGCCCTTGGCCTCGCCGGACTGGATCTGCTTGAGGCGCAGGCGATGGTCCTGCAGCTTCATCATGTGCAGCTCGTACTCGGACGCGTTGTCCACCGGCGCCGAACCCTGGCGCCGGGCCGATTCCTCAGCCGCGCGAACGCGGCTGAGGTGCATCTTGGCGGGACTGGCGGCCATGGGATCAGGCTTCCTTGATCTCGATGTTCTCGACGACGCAGCCGAAGCCGTAGTCCTCGACCACGTAGGCGTCGTTGGACGACTCGAAGTTCTCGATGCGGTTCTTCTTCGGGTTCTCCACGACGTGGCGGCGGCGGCCGCCTTCCTGCCAGTAGATCGACAGGTTGGACAGCGAGGTGATCAGCAGAGTGCCGTCCGGGATGTACGGCACCTCTGCCACCTGCAGGCCGCCCAGGCGGCGCTGGGACAGGATGACGTCGGTGGCCAGCTTCTCGGTGGACGGCTGTTCAGCGTTGACCAGCGGGAAATACTTGTCGTGCAGCAGGCCACGGCCGACCACAGCGACCAGCCCCGGATCCTTGCGGTGCCACGGGTCGATCAAGTTGCTCACCGCGTCGAAGACCAGCGCATCCAGGTTCTTGTAGTCGCCGCCAGCGCCGACCACCACCTTGCCCGATCCATCGACCACTTCGTTCAGGACGCGGGAAGCGGCGTTGCTGCGGTACTGCTGCAGCCAGCCGATATTGACGTCTTCCAGATTCGGGTGAGCGGTGCGGTCGGTGGTTGCAGCCGCGCTGGTGCCATGGAAGCCGATCATCAGGCGGTCCAGTGCCTGACGCTTGACGATGGCATCGCGCAGCTTGGCCTGGAAGTCGGGGAACTTCGCCCAGGCGTCAAGCAGCGCGTAGCGGATCGCGGTGTCGAAATCGGTCTGCTTGCACTCGTAGGTCTGGCTGTCCAGGCCGGAGACGTCGCGCGGGGAACGCTCGCCGTTTCCGGTGGTGTCGGTGCGGCCGGCGATGGTGCTGGAAACACCGATGCCAACCTTCTGACCCTTGAGTTCGTTGACGCCGATGATGTTGATTCGACCGAGGAAGTCGCTGGACTCCTGCATACGGGTTTCCAGCGTCTGCTGGATGGTCGGATCGACGTTGAACACCTGGCCGGCGTCGGCGACGCCATTGAGGGAAGCGATCTTGCTCAGGTACGCCGTGTACAGCAGGCGAGTTTCATTACGCATGGATGATCTCCGAAAAGCGGGGATGTGGGCGGTGTGCGGTGGCGCTGCGGCGGGTCAGCAGTCGGTGACCGTGGATTTGTCGGACGGGCCGTTGACGACGGGGCGGAAGGCCTGCGTGGTCGAAGCGGTGCTCGACAGCTTCTGCTCCAGCGCCTTGAACTCGGCACGGCTTGCGTCCAGCTCCTTGCGCAGCGCGGCGAACTCCGTGGCATTGGCCTTGATCCCGTCAGCGATGCTGGTCAGCACCTCGGCGAAGCCCGCGAAGGCCTGAGCATCGGCACTGCCTTCCGGGGCCGGCGGCGTGACCGGTGCCGGCGGCGGGGTCGTCTTGCCGGTGAAGCGATCGATCAGGCCCGCGAGTCCCGAGAGCAACTTGCTGGTGGCATCGCCGGGGTCTGCGCTGACCTCTTCCAGCTCGATGCTGGACTCGCGCGCGGCGGTGAACAGGTTCTCCGCGTTGAGCTTGCGGTCATCGAACAGCTTGGCCTCGGGGTGCTTAGCCGCGAAGGACAGCTTTTCGGTGCCCAGGCTGGCCGGGCTGTCGGTGACGGCCAGGCCGACCAGATAGGCGCCGCCGGTCTTGGCGAAGTTGGGCGACACTTCGATGCTGGTGTAGATCTTCTGCTTGTCGTTGTTGACCATGCTCACCAGGGCATCGGTCGGTTCCAGCTGAGCGAACAGCGCCAGCTTCTTCTTGCCATCAATGTCGACCTCTTCGGCCTTCACCGCCACCACATCGCCGTAGGCCTTGAACGGGCTGTCCGGCAGGATGCCGCGAATGTGTTCCAGGTTGATGCGCGCACCATACAGCGACGGGTTGTAGCTGCCGGCCATCTGCTGGATCCAGCCACGCTCAATCACACGGCCATCGGTGGTGTCGCCTTCCACGGCGACGCGGAAGAATTTGCTGCGGTACTTCTTCTTGGGATCCGACATGGTGTCCTCTGCTGATTTTGGCCGTGTGCGCGGATCGCGCTTCAACAGGTCCATGGTCGGCAGAGCGACAAACAGCAGCAACGCAACCGAGTTGTAAAACTCGGTGCTACGTCATTGATTTCTGTATGAATCGGTCGTCGGACGCGACCCTAGTGCGGTGAACGACGTCGCCGCCCAACTCCAAACCGACAGCCGCAGACAGGCCAAATTCCTGTACTGGATGGGCTGGCGTGTCACCGAGATCGCAGAGGCGACCGGCGAGAAAGAGAAAACCATACACAGCTGGAAGGCGCGTGACGAGTGGGACCGCGCCGACAACGTCGAACGTATCGGTGGCGCGCTTGAACAGCGCCTGGTGCAGCTGATCCTCAAAGACGGCAAGACCGGCGGCGACTTCAAGGAAATCGATCTCCTGCACCGCCAGCTGGAACGACAGGCGCGGATCCAGCGCTACCAGGGCGGCGGCACAGAGACCGATCTGAATCCGGCTGTGGCCAATCGCAATGCCGGCACGAAGAAGAAGGAACGCCGGAATGAGTTCAGTGAGGCAGAGGTCGAGCAGCTGACCACCGCGTTTGTCGATGGCTGCTTTGACTACCAGCTGGACTGGTACAAGGCCAGCAACCTACGCACCCGCGCCATCCTCAAGTCGCGCCAGATCGGCGCCACCTACTACTTCGCCCGCGAGGCACTGATCGATGCGATCAAGACGGGCCGTAACCAGATCTTCCTGAGCGCGTCCAAGGCGCAGGCGTTCCTGTTCCGTGGGTACATGCAAGCCTTCGTGCGCGAGACGCTGGACAAGGATCTCAAGGGCGGCGACAGCATCGTGCTGGCCAACGGCGCCGAGCTGTTCTTCCTGGGCACCAACGCCCGCACCGCGCAGGGCTACCACGGCAACTTCTACTTCGATGAGTTCTTCTGGACGCATGGGTTCGATGAGCTGAACAAGGTGGCCAGCGGCATGGCCATGCACAAGAAGTGGCGCAAGACCTATTTCAGCACGCCGTCCACGATGGCCCATCAGGCGTACAGCTTCTGGACCGGCGAGCGCCGCAACCGGGGCAAGCCGGCCGATAAGCGCATCAAGATCGACACCTCGCACGATGCATTGGCGGGCGGTCACCTTGGGCAGGACAAGCTGTGGCGGCAGATTGTGACCATCCTCGACGCCGAGCGGCGCGGCTGCGATCTGTTCGACATCGATGAGCTGCGCGAGGAATACAGCGCGGACGCCTTCGAGAACCTGCTGATGTGCGGGTTCGTGGATGACAGCGCGAGTGTGTTCCCCCTGAGCCTGCTGCAGACATGCGGCGTCGACAGCTACGTCGATTGGGCGGGCGACTATCGCCCCTTCGCCCAGCGGCCCTATGGCGACCGACCGGTGTGGGTGGGTTACGACCCGGCAGAGACGGGCGACAGCGCCGGCTTGGTCGTGGTGGCGCCGCCAAGCGAGCAGGGCGGCAAGTTCCGCGTGCTGGAACGCTTCCAGTTCAAGGGCAATGACTTCGCCGCTCAGGCCGAGATCATCCGCAAGATCACCCAGCGATATTGGGTCACCTATATCGGCATCGATACGACCGGCATGGGCACCGGCGTGGCCCAGATCGTGAAAACCTTCTTCCCCAACCTGGTCACTTTCAGCTACTCGCCCGAGGTGAAGGCCAAGCTGGTGTTGAAGGCCTACGACGTGATCAGCAATGGCCGGTTGGAATACGACGCCGGCATGCTCGACCTGACGCGCTCGATCATGGCCATCAAGAAGACCCTGACCAAGAGTCAGCGGCAGGTCACCTATACCGCAGGGCGGAGCGAAGAGACGGGCCACGCCGATCTGGCGTGGGCGCTGTTCCATGCCCTGCAAAACGAACCGCTTGAACGCCCGCATACCTCGGCGCGGCGCAGCCGATTGGAGATCAACGTATGAACGACGTCGCCGCACCTGCGGCCCCCGCCCGCACGGTCAGCTTCACCTTCGGGGATCCGGTACCGGTGCTGGAATCGGGTGGCATACTCGACTACGTCCACTGCTGGCAAAACGGCCGCTACTACGAGCCGCCGGTGTCTCTGGACGGCCTGTCGCGGGCGACTCGCGCCAACGTGTACCTGGGATCCGGCCTGCGGTTCAAGACCAACATGCTGGTCCGTACCTTCAAGCCGAACAAGATCCTTTCCCGCGAGGCGTTTGAGCAGTTCGCCATGGACTGGGTGCATTTCGGCATGGGGTATCTGGAGCGCCGCAATTCGGTGATCGGCAGTGCGATGGCGCTGGTGCCGGCACTGGCCAAGTACATGCGGCGCGGTATCGAGCCGGGCACCTTCTACCAGGTCCGCGGCTGGAAGGATGAGCATGAGTTTGAGCCGGGCAGCGTGTTCCAGCTGCGAGAAGCCGACGTCAACCAGGAGATCTACGGCCTGCCGGAGTGGATGCCCTCGCTGCAGTCGGCCCTGCTGAACGAGTCGGCCACGCTGTTCCGCCGCAAGTACTACAACAACGGTTCGCATGCCGGCTTCATCCTCTACCTGACCGACGAGCAGATGGCCGAGGCGGATGTGGATGCGTTGCAGGAGTCGCTGAAGAGTACCCGTGGCGTGGGCAACTTCCGCAACCTGTTCCTGTACTCGCCTGGCGGGAAGAAAGATGGCCTGCAGCTGATCCCGGTCAGCGAGGTCGCCGCCAAGGATGAATTCACCGGCATCAAGAGCGTCACCCGCGATGACGTCCTGGCATCGCTGCGGATCCCGCCCCAGCTGCTGGGGGTGGTGCCGCAGAACGCCGGCGGCTTTGGGTCCATCCGCGACGCCTACACGGTGTGGGGCGAAACGGAACTGGCTGCCCTGCAAACCCGCATGCTGCGGGTGAACGAGTGGCTCGGCCAGGAGGTTATCGCGTTCGATCCTTTCGATCCGAAGCTTCCGCAAGTCTGACGGGGCGGGCTTGGATAGTTCAGGTCTTGGCCTGAGTGGCGATGGCGTCGAGTAGCGCACGGCCACGCTTGCCGACATCACCTGCCAGCTGATCCAGCTGGTCGTACATTTCTCTAGACGCAGGAGGGCTGCTTGGGACCGTTTCCATCAGCCTTGTGGGGTTCTGTGCTACGACCTCAACAGCATGGAGAGCCTTGTTGAAGGCTCGCTGAGAATCGCTTGCAGCCGCCATCGCCTCTTGGACTTTGCTGGACGCATAGACGTTCACCAGCAGCTCCATGCGCGACTTCTGGACCTTCGACTTGTCGGCCCCTTCAAGCAGTGCGTCCAGATACTGCTGGTAGGTCAGAAGACCCCTGGCCAGCCGCAGCCCAAGTATCCCGTAGTTTTCCAGACCACCGGTCCAGTGGCCGGCAAGCACATAGAGTTCCTCAAGCCTTTCCCTTGTTAGCCGCTGGCTCTCTCGCTGCAGATCGTGTTCCTGCTGCAGCTTTAGGCGACGGTCGCTGCTTTGGTTGTTCAGGATTGCCAGCGCCAAGGCCACGCCACCGGTCAGAACCGCGCCCAACGCAACACCAAGCAGCGGCCCATATGTCTGGATCCAGGTCGCTTCTGTCTTGGCTGCGCCCTCGACGGTAGCGCGCACGACGACGCTGGCCAGCACCATGCATCCGTCAAACCACTCTGACATTTCACTCTCCATGTTCAAGTCGGGATGCCCGAACCAGCTGGCACGCGTGCTGCGAGCACCAAAGTACAGAGGATAGCTCCAGGGCACGGGGCACCGCACCGGCTTCAACGGCAGTACCCGAACGCGAAGCCAACGAGGCCGCCCACCTGGGCGGCCTTTTTTGTGCCCGCCGCACGCGCGAAGCCCGGCCATTTGGTCGGGTGCAAGGTCGCAAAGATACGGTCGCAGTCAAGGTTCCGAAGTGCAAGCAGCACGTGCTTGTCCGCCTGGGCGCGCGCGTGCGAGCGACGCCGCTCGGAGGCATCCACGGTCCCACGGCTCGGCTGCGACGGCGCTGCCGGGGCGCAGGG